TGGTGGGAGACACAAGCCATTGAAAACATCCTCAATAAGAAGGAAATGACCAGAGATAAAGACGGAAATACCGTTTTGGTCGAAACTTCAATAAATGCCCCTATCTGGATTTTCAACATGAAAAACCGATTTAAGGAAGAGTGGAGAGATAAGCAAGAGATTGAAACTACACCGCCAGAACTTACTGTTCGAATAACCGGACCAGAACCACCACCAGAAGAAAAATAGTTTGTTTGCTAACTTTTTCCCGAAATAAATTAGCAAATGAATTACGAATTCGACCGTAAATGGTGGTTAAGGTGGTATTGGCCGTTTATCGAAACCCTCTACACGAAGGAGGGCCATTACGGCACAAGGCAATCAGCCAAGAGCCACAACATCGCCAGAAAGCTAATCTATCATTCCTTTCAGCCTTACCAGTTCAATGTGATTCATTCAAGAAAGGTGTATTCAGACATTGAAGGTTCGACCTTTACTCTGCTGACTAACTTGATCTACAAGAACTTCAAAAATGATTTCATCATCCGCAAGAATCACTTTGAGATCATCAACAAGCACACGGGTAATTGGTTCAGGGGTCTGGGAATGGACAAGGCTGAAAAGGGTAAGGGTGTGGAAGGGGCTAACATTGCCTGGTTAAACGAAGCTAACCAGTTTACACGGGAAGATGTGGATTACATCGACACAACCCTACGAGGTGAGACGGGCGTTCCCATATCCCTGATTATGGATTGGAATCCTGAATCCATCAATCATTGGCTGAAACGTGAAGTGGATGAGAACAAGGATAAACCAGATTGCCTATTCCACAAGTCAACCTTCTGGGATAATTACACAATCGACCGGGAAGCCCTACACGAACGCCTTCTCAGGATCAAAGGTCACGGGATGGAAGGTGAAAGAAGGTATAAGGTTTGGGCCTTGGGCGATTGGGGCGTTGAAGATGTTGATTCAACCTTTGCCTATTCCTTCGAGGTCGACAAGCACGTTGTAAAGGGCAGGATCAACATCAATCCTCAGTTTGAAATCTATCTATCATTTGACTTCAACGTGACCAACACCTGCGGAGTCTACCAGTTCCTGAAGAACGTCAAGGGTCAAAAGTATTATGCAACCATCAATAAGATTAAGACCTATCGAATCGGGGATCTGAAAATACTTTGTGAAACAATCCGGGCTGAATTCCCAAAAGCAAAGTTCATCATCAACGGGGATGCATCCGGGCAGAACAAGTCAGCCTTCACATCTGATAACATCTCAGCCTATACCGCCATTAAATCACATCTGCAGTTAAATGATATGCAGATTCAGGTAGCACCTGCGAACCCGTCACACATCCAGTCCAGAGTCATTACCAATATGGTCTTGCAAAGGTGTAATGTCAGGATAGCGGAAGAAAATGACCTGCTGATTGAGGATTTAAAGCAAGCACAGGTCGACAGGAAAGGAAGCCTTGATCCTTGGAAGCTGAAGAACCCGAACCTATCGCACAGTCTGGATGAGTTCAGATATTTTGTTTTCACAAATTTTAATGAAATTGCAAACGATTACGAAATTGATTGAACAAAATGAACTGCTGCAAAACGTGTTATTCCATCTGTGAGCCTCTGATTAGTTGCTTTGAGGATTTGATTATCTACGTTCCAATTGGATACCTGGAGGATCAGATCAAAGTCAGGATCAAGAACGGACAAGGCCACGTGACCTATCAAACCTCTGATGTCCTCGGTGGTACTCATGTGGAGATCAATGTTGAAACGGCAGCAATCCCGGAAGGGTTCTTTTCGTCCTATGGTGGCCCGTATGAAATCAGGTTCTTGAATCCATCCTTGCAGGAATTGAATTTTGTTGCAGTTGACGGAAAGATGTATAATTGCATTTCATTCAATATTGCAAACGGATCGACAGACGAAACGGTTGCATTTGTGAATGCCTTTTACAACGAACTGCCGGAAGGTTACTGACATGAGAATAGTTAACGGTCTTAAAGTATTCACCCATGACGAGGCGGTTGATATGCTGAATCAGGATGAACCACAGCCAGACAACGACACTAAATCAGCGTTTAAAATCCTATTGATTCTTGCAATCGTTGTCATTCTCGCAATCCTTTTCTTTTAATCAACCATGAACAACTATGAATCAAATTGTGGAGGCAAGCGGAGAGGGTGCTGCATTGTTATGCCTGTTTCAGATTGCGATTCTGTCGGCAATGCTATCATTGTTCTTGGATTACCTGATGGACAATATGCCGCCTTTCCAATGGTATCTAAAGCAACTCCAAGAACTACCCGTAAACATCGCAAAGCCGTTAGGTGAATGCCTCTTCTGTTCTGGTGCATGGCAATACCTTATCATCTCAATATTTATTTTTAATCAACCTATATGGCTTTCAATATTTGGCCTTGGATTAAATCACGTAAGCCTGAAACTACTGGCATTCTTACGCAGCAAGATCAACCTGTAACACCTCAATACAATGGGACTGCCGACCGGAAACATTGGGATAAGATCAAGTTTGCGTTTACTTCTGGAAACCGGAATTACTTCTGCTTTGGTCACGACATCAACATTCCTTACGAGAGAATGCACGCAGCCATTGACATTTATCGGGAGTTGGATGCAGCAGTTAATCCAGTTTATCTCGATAGCCATTGCAAGGCCGTTGATGCCGTTCTTGAATCCGAAAAGATCAAGACTAACAAGAAACTAATTGAGATCGGGATATTGAACGCCAGACTGAAAGAACGCAAAGAACTGGCTATCTCCGTCCAGATTCAGATCAAACTGGCAACGGTCAAATACTTTGATGAGATTGAAAATCCGTTTAGCTATCAGCACGATTATAACAAGACCAAGATTGAACATTGGGCTAAGTATGCCGATGTGCCTACTTTTTTTTTGAGTCTTCCGGAAAATCAATATCTGACTACTGGAGACGAATTACAGAGGAGTTTGAACACTTATTTAACGGGGGAAACTCTGATGAATTTAAAGATGTTAGAGCATCATATTACATTGTTAGCCTCCGAGACTTCAAACGAAGATTCGGTGAAAATCTTAGCTTTGCAAAAGGAATGGGAACAGACCTTTATGAATTGGTCGAACAACCCCTCTACACTTACTACCTGATGTACTCGCATTGGGTAGCATCACTGAAAGCTGACAAATCCAATGCGAAAAAATGAGTACCTTAAGTACCAATCAGATTGTTGTCGAATACATCATCAGAGAAGGTGATGTAAAGAAAGCCAAAGATGGTTTTGACAAACTAACCCAAGCCGAAAAGGATGCTATTGCTGCCGCACAAAAATTACAGGATGAATTAGAAAAGGCCGGCAAGCAAGGAAAGAATTCAACGGACAAAGTTGCAGGTGGATTGAATAATGTCGGGGGCATGGCAAGTAAGCTAGGCCCACTTATGGCAGGAGCGTTTTCTGTTGCATCTGTAATGGCATTTGGTAAGCAAGTATTCAACGTAACTGCTGAATTTCAAAAGCTATCAGCCGTATTAAAAAACACATTAGGAAGTGGTGCGGCTGCATCTTTGGCCCTTGAAAATATTAAGGAGTTTGCAAAGACTACACCATTTGCCGTAAGTGAATTAACTGAATCTTTTGTCAAACTGGCTAATCAGGGATTCACTCCAACAATTGACCAGATGCGTAAGTTGGGTGATTTGGCATCATCAACCGGAAAATCATTTGATCAATTAGCGGAAGCAATCATTGATGCCCAGGTTGGGGAGTTTGAACGACTTAAAGAGTTTGGAGTAAGGGCGCAAAAAGCAGGTGATCAGGTAATATTCACTTTTAAGGGAGTAGAAACCCAAGTTCAAAACAATAATGCCGCTATTCGTGAGTATTTGGTTGGCCTTGGCGATTACAACGGTGTGGCAGGGGCTGCAGCCGCAGTATCAGATACACTTGGAGGAAAGGTAAACAACCTAGGGGATGCATGGGATAGCTTTTTAAATAAAATAGGAACGCTTTTAGGTCCAATTCTGACCGAGGCACTTAATACAACATCCCAATTTATGGATGATATTAACAGGATATTTGCAGGAGGCAAAACATCTTCGGAACTATACGCA